ATGGCCTCGCTTGAGACCCGCCAATTCCCGAACCGAACGAGCTACAGACTCGTGTTCCGCTTGCACGGCCGCAAGTTCGGACAGACGCTCGATGCGGCTTCCGAGGAGAACGCGAAGCTCATTCTGGCTTCAGCCGAGAAGACGCTCGCCCTGATCGCGGAGGGACGCGTTGCGATCCCGCCAGGTGCCGACATCGGTCTGTTCGTCGCGACGGACGGCAGGATCACGCAGAAGCCCACTCAGGGCAATCTCTTGCCCCTCGGCGAACTCTTCGACGAATATGTGACGGGCAACCCGGACGGGCATCTTGAGGATTCCACGCTCCTCACCATGCGAATTCACCTGAAGCATGCCGCCCGCGTGCTCGGGAAGAACACCCCGCTCGGATCGCTGACCTTCGACGACCTTCAGAACTACATCAATCGCCGCACGAAGGAGAAGAATCGGCAGGGGAACAAAATCAGCCCGGTAACGGTCAGGAAGGAAATCAACACGATCAGCGGAATGTGGAGCTGGGCCGCGAGTCATGGAAAAGTGAAAGGTGGCTTTCCGGGGAAGAAGCTGAAATATCCGTCGACGAAGGAAGCACCCCGGTTTCAGACGTGGCATGAGATCGAGCGGCAGATAAAGAACGGTGCCGACGAATCGCTTTGGGATTCTCTCTTCCTGAGCCCCGATGAAGTCGAGAAGGTCCTGAAGCACGTTGAGAAGCACGGGGCCAAGCCGTACGTTCATCCGATGCTGCTGACCGCCGCACACACCGGAGCGAGGCGAAGCGAGCTTATCCGTAGCCGTGCCGAGGACATCGACTTCAAGGCAAAGACCATCACGATCAACGAGCGGAAGCGAGAACGGGGGCACCACGGCACGCGATCGGTCCCCATGTCGCCCACGCTGGCGAAGACCCTGAAGAAATGGCTTGGGAGCCGCACCAGCGGCCCGACGTTCCAGTGCAAGGACGGGCTCCCGCTCACCCGCGATGAGGCCCACACGCACTTGCAGATGAGCTTGGCCGATTCGAAATGGAAGGTCATCAAGGGATTTCATACGTTTCGCCACTCGCTTGCGTCGAACCTCGCGATGAAGGGAATCGATCAACGTGTCATTGACGAGATCATCGGGCATTCCACGGAAGCAGTCGCCCGCAGGTATCGGCATTTTGCCCCGAACTTCAAGCGGAACGCCGTGCAATCAGTGTTTGGGTAACGGAAGCAAGCCTTCATTCTGCACCCGCCGCAGCTCCTCGGCCGAGATCATCCACTCCTTCGCGTTACCGCGTCCGCAACTGCGTTTACTCGCCCGAACTCGTCGATGCCGACACCATTCACGGACCGTGTACTCCGCACGTTGCAGAATATCCCCGGCTTCCGCAGGTGAGTACCACTCTTTCTCCGTTGGTTGCGTTGCGAGCCGCCTGATCGCTTCCTCGATTCGATCAAGACGTTCAATGACGTCCGAACTGTCGAACACAAGTCACCCCGATAAAAATAGGAAAGAGTCTCATTCGACTAAGTGTCCACCTCTTACGATTTAACTTCTTCCTTTTTCGCGTCTCTTCCGAGCAACTTCCACACGTGCTCCTTGCAGACGGCTCCAGAGAACTCACGTTCGCCCTTCACGCGAACGTTCGCCGTTTCATGACTTTCGCAAAAGATGCATCGTTTACCGGAAACGCTTTTCAAAGTGATCATCGATCGTTCTCCAAAATGTCGGCGATGCGAGAGCGTACATAGTTCTCACGATTTTCAATCGCCGAATGAATCTTGTGTTCGATTTCCTTCTCGCTGAACGGAGGAATGCACCGCTCGTTGTATTTCAGGATCAACGGAAGAGCTTCCTCATATCGCAATCCGAACTTCTGGATCATCGAGCCGACGAACCACATCATCTTGTTCGAGCCGCCTTGTCCTTCGATCGCGGGCTCGATACGGTCGCCGTACTTTTCAGCTCTTCGAAGCAGCCGATGCCGATTCTCCGTCGGTTGCACACGCACGGTTGACGTCGCGTACGACCGCTTTTCGACCGCGATCCACGATGGATCGAACGGAGGAACGTCACGAAGCATCTCCGGCGTGATGTCGTTCAACGGCGTGTAGACGTGTCCGGTCCAGTGTTCGGACCAAGGGCCGACCAGGTAGCTTCTGAAAAAACGGCCATCGATCGGCTTGCCGTTGATTCTCACCGTGTTTGGAAGATTGATGCCGCTATCACGAAAGTAGAAATGACGGCCTTGTCGCGTCATGACCTGAAACGGAGTTTCCGAGCAGGTTCGAAGAATGAGATCGACCGCCTCTTCAGAGTCCGCATCCAAAGCGACGTACCCTGAGACGGGTCCCATCGGCACGCCGACGTTGAACCGGGGATTCTTCGACCACCAGCGACGAATGTCGCTTTCTGAAGGACGGACCGTTTGAAACGGCTTCCAGCGTTTTATTGCCGGTGCTTTTCCGCTGTTGTGACGACCGAAGAGCGGCTCTTCGAGAGGGATCACACACAGTCCAACATCGTGCAACTGCAAGGCCGCGTCGAGCTTCGAGGGTCGTTCTACACCCTCAATTCTTTCTCGCATATGGGTACAGCATACCCCTCTCCATAGTCGAGCATCCCTTCACGCGATGACGAATCGCGAGACTATGGAGAGTCCACTACCTAAAGCTCCTTTCTGGTTCAGTTTGTCGATAGCGGTAGACTCGGTATTCCCCCGGCTATTCGCCGGTTAAGGGGTGAGAGAGCGGCTAGGACGCTCTCTCGAAGATCTAGACCCGAATCTTCTGCACCGACCTTAGCAGCCGGTTCAATGACTCGATCCCTGAGTCCCCCATCGGCAACGTACCTACTTTGTGCCACGATTCGTTTTGCGATTCGCGACAAAGCAGGACCGCACGATATCCGCTGTCATCAAAAACGGATTCGACTTCAACTCGGAAGTCTCCGTCTTCGAAGCCGGCGATTAATCGTCCAGGTACATCCGCCGTTTCAATGCTCTTGAAGGGGAAATCCATACTGATTGGGTGTAGAGAATAAAACGCATTCAGGTTTTGCTGAACTTTCCACAGCTTCCGCACTGCTTCCAAACGGTCGCTCCTTTCGTCGAACCGGGACCGATTGCGACGATATGAACAAACCCGTAAATCAGCTTGCAAATTGTGAAAAGGACGATGCATAATCCGAACGCAACGAACTTGAGTTTCTCCATGATTAATTGGGGAAACTTTTGCCTACCGGATTGCTCCGGCGAAAACCCTACGCGAAGTCCTGGAGTGGCCTAGCACATCAGGAAATAGAAACGTAGGCTGCTTAAATCTTCGTCGTGTCTCCGTAGATGTCTTCAAAGACCGTCTCGGTGCCTCGCGACTCCTTCACCGTCGTAAACAGCACTTTGTTGGCGACGATCTTCAATTCCGGTTTGAGTGATTTTATCCGGCGGGCGTCGGTTGTCACAAACAAAATCCATCCGTCGCAATTGATGTACCGCTTCATCCGCGTATGAACCTGCCGCTTATGCTCTGTCGCCCGATCCAGCTCGATGAAGAACTTTTCGCCGTTCCAGATCATTTCAGCATCCGATGCGAACTTCTTATCGACGTGATCCCCGCGAACACACTCGGCACCGGCAAGTACCCACGGCTGTACGAATTTCGACGTTAACACGTTATGAAGCAAGTTGTCTCGCTTGCTCTTCCGTGTGCAGAACACGTCGAACGGCTTTCCATTTCCGAGCCGAACGCTGCCAAGCTTATGAATCGTTCCCTGCTCGGAAAGCGTCACCAGCTTCTTGTGAGCTGCTTTCGTCGTTCTGAATCCCAGTGGCAAAAGCTCCGCTCCCGTCGATTCGTGGTACAGCCACTCTAGGAGTTCCAACCGCGTTTCTCCTTGTATCGGGCAGCCGCTCCCTTTGGCGGTTCTTCGTCGATTCGAGGAACCTGCACAGACGAGGGTTTCTCGTAAAAGGGCTGCGACATCACTCTGTCGATAATCTTCTGAACCACCTTTTCTCGTGGAACCCAGGAATATGGTTCGGGAAGCATTTCTATCTTTTCGCGAAATACCCGACCTCCGGCATTCACGAACCGCTCCCCAACTTGCAACGTTTGGAGTGCCTGCCGGAGCTTTTCCTGCTCGATGGTCAACTGATCTCCGACGGGCATGAAGTGCTCGATCGTCTGCTCTTCAATCCTGTATTGCGAGAGGTACTGCTTGCCGAGTGTCTTCCCCCACGATTCAGTTACCTGTTCGCTGTTACTGCCGTTGATTCCACGGGTTTCCCCCTCTTGAGTCGTTTGAGTCTGTGCTCGATTATGCGTGTCCGTCACCGTTCGGCCATCCCGTTCGATCTCGGAGACCGCCGAAATTGTTTCGGATATCTTTAGGCCGGTCTTGTCATCCACCCTATCGCGATCAGTGATCGTCCGTGTTTCGTCAATACCCCCGTTTTCTGCAATCGCATAGCTTCCACCTTCAGTATTCGCGATGCTCGTTCCCTTGTTCTGAGCCAATGACCAGCCGCTCTGCTTTCCAATCGTCTTCGCTCCACCTGTATTCGTCTGCTCCGTGTCGACGGAGTAGTAGCCATCGTGAAATTGCTGCTTCCGAACCTCCACATGGTGAATGCGATGCGGATCAAGGTCCGTCCGGAGCATGAAACGAGAACATATATCGAGCACCTTCGGCGAAGCGACTCGATACACTTCCCACCAGTAGCAGCACGCGAGAAGTCCCTCGATCGTCGATTCCTCTTCGAAGTTCAGCGTCTGCACACTCACCCAAATTTCCAGTCCGAACTTCAAAAGCTCGGCCATAGCACGAAGCAGGTAGCCGTCGACGAGCGACCAGTTAAGAGCCTCGTCAATGATCAGAATGACCCGACGTTTGCCTCCGGACCGCTTATACCAAATGACTGACTGGATGAACGTAAGAAACAGCAGCCTCGCACCGTTCTCCGAAACACCTGGCATCGTTTCGACGATGATTCTGCGGCCTTCGTCGAGCCACTTCTCTACGGAATTCTTCCCGTCGATCATCGCCTGAAACGTCGGGCTGGAAAAACCGCCGTCGAGTACCCGTTGAGCAGGAAGCAGTGTTCGAAATCGCTCACTCTTAGGCATGTCCCTCCACTGCTCGCACTTCCATACCGCCGCCTGATTCGTACAGTCGCGAATCATTGCTTCGAACGCCGGATGCATGACGTCAAAGCCGTACGGAAGCCACGACAGCGGCTTTACGGGATTCTGATACATCCACAGATTCGTAACGGCCGTAAGACCGTCTTCGATCAGCGGACGTTCGTGCAGGCCGATTTGTCCGCGGCGAGCCAGAAGGATATCGATGAACCGACGCGATTTCTCGTCGTTCTCTTGAGCACGCTCAAACTCATTTGCCTTCTTCGACGGACGAAACAGATCGAGCCTCGGAACTCTTTCCGTATCCCCAACGCGGACGAGCACGCATTTCTCACCGTCTAGGGAATGAAGAATCTTCGAACCGAGATCTCCGACGTGCGGACTGATCGCGACGATGGTTGCATCACGGTCCTTCCGTAACGTGAGCACCGCATCCTTCCGCATGCTTTCCGTTTTTCCTGACCTTGGAGGGCCGACGACGAGCTTATGAAACGTCGATGCCAAGAATATCACCAATCTTTCTCTGAAGATTCTGCTGCAATCTTACAATCCCATAATCCCGCTCTTCTTCAGATATTACGCCCTTCTTGTGCAGTCTCATCACTTCATCCATTCCGGCATTGAACTCTCGCTGCAGTCGTTCGATCGTTTCTTCTCGCGTTTCGCTGTCAGGTTCTTCTTCGATATCGGAATCATCCGTGTCAACAACTCCGAGAGCACGCTGAATCTTCAATCGAAGGTCTTTCTTCAATTTTCGTTCCGTTTTCCTCCGCTCGGTTTCGGTAAGCCCAGTGACGAGTCGCATTCCACGCTCGTAGTCTTCCGTGGCGTCACTAACTTCCTTCTCCTGTCGATCGTGCGACTCCTTTCGCTCTCGCATGGGGCGTTCTGCTTCAAGACGCTGCTCCCTCCTCTTCTCCCGCCACGACGATGCGTACCGTAGCCCTCTTCGCAAAATGGCAAAAGCTGCCTTACTTGGCCGTGCGACCATGTATTTCGAGAATGTAATAACCAATATGCTCGCGAGAACTGCGTAGGTGGCCACGCCGCCGAATGAACTATAGAGAGACACCAAGCCAAGTGCTCCGGCAATGGCGAGAACACAGAACAAAGCTGCACCCTTACCCTCATCGATTCGCAAGAACTCGACAAACCTCGCGGAAACGACCACGACGCATCCGAGGGGGATTATGGCGAACAGCAGTAAGAAGACCACTAACGCAATCACACCAAACCAATCCATACGTCCGCCCTTCTGTCATGGAAATGCGGGCTATTCCCGGATGCTAGTGTGCTAACGATGGCGAGTGCTAATTTCAAGCATTTTCACATAAATTGGGTACATCCTTAAAACGACCCCAATCCATAGTGGACTGGGGTCGAACGCTCATCCGTGAACGTAAGTTGCTACTCCTTCGAGCGTTTCGGCTGATTTGCGATCATCCAGTCGATCGCTTGCTGAATCGCATACTGGAGGACAAAGAGGTCCATAAGCCGGTAGACCGGCTTCTTTTCGAATTCTCCATCCTTCTTGTAGCTACGGGTCGCGGAGCAGGAGAACCCGATGCGGGTCTCGCCGTTGTGCTGGTATTCGTTTTCCCAGACAGCGACTTCGATCCGACCGCCCGGAGAACCGGGCAGGTTCCAGCTTTGAAGCGGCCGCTTCTTTAGCTGGTCATCTTCGAACGCATCATGTTCAAGTTCGGCTTGGCTCAAGAGTGAACTCCTTGTGTTGCGAATGAGCGGCAATCGGCTAAGGAACGTCCTCAGCCGACACGAGGCTATCCCTGCTGTATGCAGGCTCGTAGAGAAACGACTTGACGAACGTACGAAACGTGTTCGTCAGAAGGCCGTAGACGAGGTGAAGAAGTGCAAGGACGGAATCGAAAAAGGGCCTCCTGTCCCTTTCCGTCCGTTTGGGTTTGGACTTCGAGGATGTCGGAGGCCGCCACCGCCGCTTACGCGATTGACCTGTGACTCATGCACTACCCGCAGTGCGATCTAGGCTTTCTTTCTCCGGCCGCACGCCTCAGCGGGCAATGGGAGAAAGTTGACGGTTGTCAATGAATCCGCAGGGACTAAGCACATTCGGTGCTCTCAGTGGCACCTTCACACTACACGACTTTTGCCCCACCGGTTCATCCAAGTGAGGCCGTCGATCGAGAACCAAAACAGGTCGAGACCTTCATGCTGCCCCATTTCTTCGAAGCACATTTCGATGGCCTTTTCCCACTCCTTTGCGTGTCGCACCCGCACGAGCACGCGGAACAACTTTTTCTTCTGCTCGTACGCGTTGACGTAGCCCCGGAGTTTTGACCGCCATCGCTTACGATCGATCCCCGCATCCTGCTCTTCGAGATAGTACGAATGCACCCACCGTCCCGATTGCATTTCAAAATACATGTCCGCACGCACGCCGAAGCCTCTCCCGAGCGAGACTTCCTTGTCCCAGTAGGTCAGTAACGACGGAGAACGATCGACGATCCCAATGAACGTCTGGATCATGCTGTGTTCATGCGTTGGCTGGCCGGTGTCACGCCGCACCTGGTTCAGCAGACCAAGTCGGGAGAGCTTCCTCCACGCCTCCGGGTACGTCCCGAGGTCCGATTTCCACTTCCGCGAGAACTGGACAATCTGGCGGATCGTGAAGCCCTTCTGGACGCAGCGTTGCACTTCCTGATCCCGCCACGCCTGTTCTTCTATAGTCAAAGGGCTCTTTGGGACGGGGATGCCCTTTCTCGACTTTCGTGGCTTGGACAAGCCATCTTCTGGGCCAGAAGCGGAAGCCTGTTCGCGGTTGTCGCGAATACCGCCAGATTCATCGTTTAATGTTGCGCTTTGAGAACCGTCAGAAGTACCGTGCATGCATGGCACAGTACCCGATGGGACCGCCTCCCGACCAGGATTGGCATGACTGGTACAACAACGTGTACCTGAAGAGCGAGCATTGGAGACGTTTCTCGTATGCCTTCCGCAGCTCACGCGGATGGATTTGCGAGGAATGTGGCCGCTGCTATTCGAAACGCGGCCAGCGTCACAAGCTCCATACGGATCACAAGCACTACCGCAGCCTCGGCAATGAAACCTACATCGACGTTCGTGCACGCTGCGTACACTGCCACACAAAAGGCATTACAAGCGATTGGACCGTCAAAAGAAACCGGCAAGTAGCCAGGGAGCTTGAGCTTGCGAAAGCCGCTGTAATCGCAACCTGGAAAGGATTTCGATGGGTCGTGCCGAGGTTGTGGGGGCTGACATGTTGGATCGTCCCGAAACTATTGCTCTTTCTGAAGTGGACCCTGATCGTCTCGTTTATCCTTCTCCTCTCGCCGATTGGAATCATCTACCTCGCGTTAATCCTCGTTCGCTTCGGTCCGAAGATGCTGACGAAAGGCATCAAAAAGGGATTCTGGGCGATTCTTCTTACCTTCTTCGACAAGATCACCTCGCGAGTCACATGAAGTCCCGCAGATCAATCTCTTGATAGTTTTCGTCAATGTTCGGTCCACCTCGGGCATTCAAAGCAGCTCGACGCTTCAGCCGTTTGAGCTTAGATTCTGCAGCTCGCCTGACTTTAACGCGGGCGATACGAGCGGCACCTCGGCGGCGTTCTTTCGCCTGCTTAGCCCACTTCTTCTTAATGAAGGCATCATCTCCTGCCGGCTCGCGTTCAGCCTTGGCTTTCTGCATTGCACGGAAGCAACCCTGGCAGAGACCTTCGAACCAGGCATTGTTTGAGCAGCCTCGCTTGGAACACCGGACCACGGCCTCGACTTTTCCACATTTCCACACTGCCGAAAAGAAGACTATTTATCTTTAAAGAATTCGTCGTCGTCGTCGGGAAACCGTGGTACCACACTAAAACAGAAGAGTTTTCCGCAAGAAGTCCCAGCCGCACCCTTGCTAGTTTTCCACATGTCCAGCAGAACAGTATGCCCTTTTGTGGAAAAGTCCGGTTAACTTCGGGAGTTTTGCACATGGCTGACGGCGGTTATCCACAGAGAACACACACATCGCGAAACGAGGTTATCCACAGATAACCCACCGTCTCGTGAGTTTTCCACAGTCCACTACTGAACGCTCGCTTCCTGCACGTCGGCAACGAACGTCTTAATCGTGGGACGGTCCAATATCCCCGCTGCAATCACGATGATCGTGCAGGCGAACACGCTGATAAAGGGCCACTTGAGGCGGCTTTTCATAATCAGACGTGATGCTGGTTAGGGCTGCTTTATGGCTGACCTGAGTGCGGCGAGACCGCCACCGTTCAGCAACCCAAGAAGGGTGACGAACGTATCGTCATCGACGTACCCGAGGAATCTCGCAGCGGACAGAAGCCCGATCAAAGTCGCGAAGATATACGTGCGGTAATTCTTCAACATATGAAATGGATGGAAGATGCCTACATCGTACCCTCCTCGATTGCCTTCACGATCCTCTTACGCATTCGTGTCAACCGATTTCTTTCTGCGTTTGTTTTCGCGTTCCTCAATTGCTCGTCAGTAATTTGAAGCTTCTGCTTGAGGTCCGGCCGCGTCATTGACTCCATCAGGTAGACGAAATCAACGCCAGGACATGCTGTCGCCTTCGCTTGGCGATGAAGAATAACCTTGCCATCAGGAATGCCATACTTCGCCTGAAGCTCGTCCACGAGGTGTCGCAACGTGCGAAGCTGTTCGAGGTCCACCTTTTCTTTGGTGAAGTCTCCGGCCATGCAGATGCCGATCCCGCGTGCGTTCATGTTCCAGTACGGAGGCCACATGCTGACAGTGTGAGCTCCGATTTCCTTGTCTTCGCGGGCCTGCCGGATGATCCCGTTTTTCTCAATCAGGTAATGGTAGCCGACATAGAAGCCGCGGCTGCTGACCGGAAAGCCTTGCGACTTGTGGTACGCATTGATGCCATCGAACTGATTCCGTTCAACCGGAATTGCGGAATGATGGATGACAATGTATTCACGGGAGTTCATCGGTCTTTGAGAAGGTAAGTTTGAACGACATCCATCATCTTGTTCAAGGCTTGCGTGTTCTCGCGAATCACTTCCGTATTGCTGACGAATGCGGCAGTGTTCTTATCGAGTGACTTGATGAGTGTCTTCACGAGCCAACCCAGAGCGGTGCAGAGAATCGAGACGGCTCCGGCTAAAGTTGCGATGATCGTCGGAGAATCTCCTTCCACGATTCCACACTACCCGACAAAACTCTGAAGCTCCAAGCCGAAGTCGCGGGGCTGTTCAAGATCCAGCGTCACTTTCTCCGCTGTGTACGTAAGGCCCGCGATGATCATCGGACCTTCAAAGAGCGTGCTGCCCTTCTTGTAATTCAGAACTTCGCACATTTCTCCGACATGGATGCTTTCCAGATCGTATTTCTCGTTGATCACAAGTTGTGTTGCAGTCTTCGCTACTTTGTTGTCGTCTAGCTCCTTTTGTGCGGCCTGTCCTGCCGAAGTTCCGTCGTTCACGGACGATCCATTGAGCACCTTCGTTCGTACGCCGGTGGGCGGGCTTCCCGTTCCAAATGCAGCCTGGCTCGGAAGATCGAAGATGTGCGTCGTTTGGGGCGTTCCGCTGAGGCTCCACTTCAAGTACACCTCGTTCACGACCTTTTCGCTATTCTTTGTCACGCGAACGCTGTCCACATCATCCTTCAGTGTGAACTGATGCGTCACATCGGATGGACGCGGTTTGAACCAGAACAGGCCGTCATGATCGACCTTCCACCACCACCCGGCTTCGGCAAGTTCCAGCGTCTTCCGAATCGAATCAAACCATTTCTGAGATTCAAACGTCACGTTCGGTACGACGCCGATGGGGTCCGTCGTACCGTCGGTGTAAGTAATCAGGTTGCCGCCGTAGACCGTGTTGAAATGGTCAATAACGGCACGCACGATCGCTTCGGGATCGTCCGTGGTATGGGAGACCGTCACGCTGCCGCCGCCCGTCTTGTATAGGCTCAGCGTGAGAAGTGACGCCAAACCGAGAAGCGTGACCTTGACGCCTTCCCGGCCACCTTCGAGATACGGTTCATACTGGGTGACGAAACCGCGATAAATTCGTCGGCCACGAGGATGATTCGCGTCGATGGCATAGATGTCCGCGATCTTCATGAGCCCGATTGTCGTGCCTTCGCCGAAGTCGTCGAAAGGCAGATTCAGATCAACGACGCACTGCCCGTGACCGCCATTGATTCGAGAGGCAAAGGTCGGAGCCGCTTTCAACAGAATTGGCGACGGATTCGAGCTGAAGCTCAGGTCTTGATTGAAGAACTGGACGACGAAGCTCTTGTCCATGCTACGTCTTGATGATGAAGTTCTCCGTAACGTACGGCGGCAGAACGTTTGTGTTTGCCGTCGTTCCGTTGGTCACGGCCGTTGCTCCTCCACCGGACGACACGCCTCCCGTCGTCATCGTATGCGTGTGTGCACCGTTATTGCTGCCACCCGTGGCACCCACAGCCTTTGCTTGAGTGACACGAGAAGCGGCCGTCGATCCCATGACGTCGTTACCCATCAGAACTCGTCCGCGTACATCTGGCACATTGAAAGTTGTGGAGCCGTTTCCTAATCCATGCGGGCAGAGGACGACAGTATGAGTTCCCGACTGGCTACCCGACGTGTTGATCTCGCTCCCACCGAAAGTGGAAGACACTCGGAAATTGTCGGCGGCTAGGCCACCGGACACCACGTAGTAAATCGTGTTCGCGGTCAACCCGGTTGGCAGTGCTCCGGTCGTCGTAAAATACACAGCATCTCCTTCCTCAAGCCCATGCCCCACCTTCGTGAAGGTGGCGGGAGTGTTGATCGTCACAGTGAACGTCCCGATTGTTGGGCAGATCGCGGCGAACAGTGCCGCATACGTTGATCGCAGTACAGCTTGCCCGTTGCAAAGTAGCCATCCGGGCGGTGCCACCTTCACAGGCCACGCTACCATCGCTCCCGTTGGACTGGCGGCATTTAAGGCACTCTCTGCAAGATCGAACGTCTCCGCTAGAGCTGCTTCAACATCCGTCCCCGTGAAGCGAGTTCCGGCATCTTCGATCCCCACCTTTGAAGCTCCTTTGCCGCTATCCTGCGATGCCAAGTCCGCTTCTAGCGTGTCGATAGCATCTCCTTCTTCTTCTAGCCTCTTCGCAAGCTCGTTCAGATAGTCTTTGAGCCGTTCCTGAATCGGAGAGGTCACGAACAAGTACACGCGGTCCCCTGAGTCGAACTGTGCGGCGGTCGTGCCGTTGTAGCCCCGAGTCCGAGCCGTCCAGTTGTCACCGGAACGGGCTTTTACGAGCGTTTCTTCGTATTGTGTGATTTCGCCGTTTCCGTTCAGCTTCGCAAGTGTCAGCACGCACTCGTCAATTTGCCATTCGTCCGAGTTCTGCCACGTGTTATCTGAGCCGCCCAGGAGCGGCGTCGTGACCACTTGGTTCGTCGTGATCGACTTGATGAATGCGAGGGAATTGTCCGTCACGTTGCGGATCGGCTTCCCAACCGCCCCCGCACCGATCAGAGCGAGAATGCCCGTGCAATTGAGTTCCGTGGTGGAGCCGCCCGAGTTTGCCGTTCCGTTGTAGGGCTGCGGGAACTTCGTTCCGTTGCCCGTCTGCATCGGAATTGCCGTGGCGGAAGGGCTGATCGTGGCGTTCAGTTGACCTTCGGCGTTATCTTTGGTGGCAAAAAGAATGGGCGTCATGCATTGAGGTAGGCGTTCTTGTGCTTGAGTGTAGCAGTGATCGAGAAAGAAGTCCCCGCGATTGCGATTCGAACCAGGTTCGCTCCAGGCTCAAGCTCAAGGAACGATCCGGTGAAGCGTTGCGGTATGCCATTTAGGATCACTTTCTTTCGCTCGGAATCGAATTCGAGCACATCGCCCGCGTTGATCGTGTCGGCAAATTCGATCTCCTGAAGCGTGTTTCCGTTGCCGTCGATTCGCTGGATGTTCACGGCACTTACAGCCGTTGCAGCGTCAAAGATGAGGATGAACACCGGATCGGCGGGAGCCGTGCCGATGTTTTGAATCGCGTAGTTGCTCGATGGAATGGAGATCGACTCGGAAGCGGCGGTGTATTCGACGTCATGACCGAACGGCTCACGGCATTCAAAGATGCATCGGAACGGACAGACGGAGATATCGCTTCCCTGGCGACCCGAAAAGATCGTATCGGGATTCCGAAGGGTAGCGACGAAACGACGCGTCACGCCGTCCCGTGTGATATCTAGATGCCCGTCGGCGGGGCTGAGGGCTTTCATGATCGTGTCGAGAAGCGTATTCAGAGCGGCCGCACTTGCCGCCGTCGCTATTCCTGAGAATTCCAGCGTCTTGGCTCTGAAGTAATCGGCAGTGCGATATTGGCCGTGTCCACGCGGTACATTGCCGCCGATGATTTCACGTGTAGGACCGCTTTCGGGGAACTGCTCCGTGATGATGTCGGAGCTGCTCATCGAGAAGCCATTGAAGACGATTAGGTCCGTCGAAAGGCTTTCGGTGAGCTCATCACCCCCGTTGTACAAGCCGGTGTTAAATAGTTTCGTATTGAACAGCATCAGGCAGCTTGGAGGGTTTGCAGCTCAATCGCTCTTCGGATCTTTTCGATAAAGCGATCCTCATCTGCTTCGTTGTAGACGTTGATCTGCCCGATCGAGAACGAAAGTGGCGATTGTCCGGATTCGCTCAACATGCTTCTCGTCTTCCCAGCGGTATGCACATAGCTTCCACGAGGAAGTGAGACGAGCTCGGGTCCGCGTTCGCCTACGAGGGTCAGCCCCTCAGCCGGACCGCCGATAGCTCGCTTGGAGCCTCCACTTACCACATTCTTTGCGGCAGTCACAGCTTCGCCGGCTGCACCGATAATTGAGGAAATCATTCCCTTCAAGAAGTTGAAGAGTCCAGTGAAGATCGATTTGATTATGTTGACCTTCTCCTGGAGTGTTTCGACGATCGAATTCCATACGTTGCCGAACATCCATTTCAGCCCCTCCCAGTGTTGAGTCACAGCGGTGATCAATGCGATGACCCCGGTAATCGCAATAAAGAACGCCCCCCCTGCCGCCACCGTCACGCCAATAGCAGCAAGAGACGCGGCAACGCTACCGACAACGACAAGAAGTGATCCGAAGACAAATGCCAGTGCTCCGATCGCTGCAGTGACCGCAATGATGGTTTGTGCAAGCTCTGGGTTATCCTGAATCCACTGCTTCACCTGTTCAAGGATTGGAACGAGTACCTCCGCGATTCTATCGAGCACCGGAAGCAATGCTTTGCCAAGTTCATCCTTCACCCCCTGGATCGAGTTTGTCATTTGCGTGGATGAATCTGCAACGGCCTGAGCCGCTCCTCCGTAAGCCAGCTCCAGCTCTTCAAAGATGACTGCCTGAGCTCCTGCGATATTGCCCGCTGCTTCCATCGCATGAATCTGCTCCTTCTGCTGCTCTGTGAAGCGGAATCCCTGCTTTGTGAGGGAGTTCAGAGCCACCGAGGGATAGTTCAGAATGTTACCCACTCGCTCCGCGGCCTGGTTTAGGTCCGTACCGAGTGCGGCAGACATATCCAGGACCGCCTGAGTCGCACGCGGGAAAGTTTCCTTGCCGATGGCCGTATACGTCAGAAGGACGTTCTGTGCGGAGACGATCGCGTCGTCACTGAAGTTTGTGACGCTCTGGAACCCTGCGGCCATGTCTTTGATTTCGTCGGCCGTGAGTCCTGCCGCATGCCCGGTAGATTTCAGCACTGCATTCAGGAGCTTGTCCGTACGTTCGGCCTCGCGTCCCGCATCAGCCATCGCCTGGACTGATCCCAGGATGCTTTGCCCGAAATTCTTGAACTCCTGCCCGGCTTCCTTCGTGAAGAAACCGAGAGCAGCATTCGCTGTCCTGGAAGCTTTCTCTGCCTCCTTGCCGACTCCGTTGAGATCATCGCGGAATTGCTTGAATACCTTACTGGCTTCGTTGCGTGCCCGGATGATGTAAAGAAGAGTCTTATCGCCCACGTTTTGCGTTGGAACGTAGGTACTTTACCTCCTTTTCCTCCTGAATGCGTATTGATTCGCGGACGGCCCAATGGAGCAATACATCGTTGTGATCCATCTCGCGGAGTTGCTCCGGCGTGCAATGGAACACATCCCGCATCAGAATGTGGTCAATAACCGCTTGGCGTGCGGCCTGCTCGAATTCAGTAACCGGAAGACCGGCGATCAGCCATCGTGCCGCTTTGGCTTTTTTTTTGCGGTCTCGCTATCCGCAATATTCGCAATCTCCTGAAGCAGACCCTGAAAGTCCTCTTCAGGAAGATCGTTGATCGCATCGTCCGTCGGCTCCTTCCCATCCAGCTTCACGAGCATGCCCCTCACCTTGATCAAATTGGACCTGTTCACGTCCTGCAGTTTTACCTTTTGGTCCTTCAAACGGTTCTCGGCATACTTCTGACGAAGCTCCTCAAGCCGCTTTTCGTGCTCGCCCTCGGGTAGATTGTCGAGCTCGCGAATGGTTTTAGGTCCGAATTCACGCAAGAGGTCTTCTTTGGTTGCCTGTACGGACGAAGCATTCACCCCCTCTGGGAACATTGCTTCATTTGCAGCGGCCGCCACACCGTGCGGCATGAACTTCTTCAGCTCGGCCTCGATTTGAGAAATCGGTAGCTTCATTAGTATGCGGAGGTATTCTCTTCATTTGTGAGCACTACGTTGATCATCTGTGGGGAGCCCTCAGCCATATCGTATTCCGCCGTGAACGCGATCGTTTCCGTACGGAGATCGTCATTTCCATCGCTCGGCGTCCATTCTCGGAAAGCGACCTTGGCGAGATTGATTTCCAGCTCTGCTACTTCGGCATTGCCGATCGCATCTCCTGCAAAGGAGATTCGCATCGCTCGCTCGCCGCCACTCTTCACGTAGTCCCGGTAGGTGTTTGCTTCGTGAAGGATTTCGAGTTCGCCCGTAACCTTGAAGGTGCCGTTTACGTTCTTCGTGAGCGTGTCAGATCCGAAAGCATGATGCTGCACGAGGCTCGGATCGAAGTCGAGTGTCAGACGGTGAAATGCTATAGCGGAAGCTCCCGAAAGCCCCGAAAGCGACGTGGCCAGCTTAATGGTGCCTTGAAATCCCTTCCAAATGTGGTCGGCACTGTATGCAGGCGTCCAAGAAGTTGAGGATAACTTGCGTCCGACTAGCTCAACTTCGCACATCAGAAGACCGCCCGGCTCAGCCGTCAGCGTCATTCTGCGAATCATTGCGTATGAACTTGATTCTGTCGCAACGCCGTCCTTGCCGACCACGGTCAATGCGGGGTGGGCGTTATCGTTCTGGACAGTAAATGTGTGTTGCCACACGGCCGACTCGCCACCCGCCAAAGTGGAGGAGACCGACCCGAGCAACTGCCGGAACATCATTCCGATCCAATCCGAACGAACAACGGCCGTGAATCGGGCTGCGGCGTTCTCCTTCGTCACTCGGGACTGAACTGGACCCTCGATTCGTCCAACTGCGGACGGGTCCTCGGCGTATTCGACTTCGGGGGCCACGCTTCCACTTTCGACAGGAATCGCAAAAGCCGGAGCGACCGGAGTACCAGGCGTCGTTTCACGCCCTACTCCGATTTGCCGAAGGCGACCAATATAAGCCACTACTTGGAGGTGGATTTCTTCTTCGGAGCCTTGAGCTTCTTAAGTGCTTCATCGAGGCTTTCGGCCTCGATCGTCACGTCGTGCTCAGGGAAGAAAAAAAGCTTCACGGGACGAGCGTACCACTACTGCGTATGCACGCCAACAGGAAACCGAGATGCCGTTTTCTGTCCCGCTCCTTCAGCTTGTGCAGAACGTAGCGTACACCCCAGTCGCCCTAATGCCGCGTGCTTTTGATCCGTGTACTCACTTCGAAAACCTCCTTTGAGTTCCTGCACCGCGAAGCGATTACGCTCGCACGGCAGCCAAAGGAGAAGCGACGGGGCACGCGTCTACATTACGCTGAATTCCCGGCATCCTTCAATACGACTCCTGTTTGCAGCTTCTCAATCTCCCGTGCAATACGTTCGGCCTCTTCAATGCTGTCTGCTCGAATGATTCGACCGCCGAGTCGTGGAAACACGAAACCCGGCAACTTCGTTGTCGTGGTTTCCTTGGCACCTTGTTCGATGTTTGGCGGCTTTATCTCGGGCATGCTATTGGAGGGTACTCATGACCGATTCGGCTGTCACACCAATATCGAAACCGATCAACGCCGTGTCACCTTCGCCGGTGCGGAAGATTCTAACTTCCGGAGAAACGCGAAAGTGCTCCACGATGCCTCCAAGGGTCCAATGATCGTCCCTTCGTAGTTCTGCAAGCACCGCATCCAGTACGGACAGCATCGCGTCGTAACTCGTCTTCGTGTTCTTGTCTCGCATCAGCACGCGAACGATAAAATTCATTGCGATGCTGTTTGAAACGTTTTCCAGTATGCTTTCCTGAGCACCGACCACGACGGGGAAAGCTGCGGGAAATCCCCCGCCGGTCAGGTTTCCGGGGGGATGATCGTAGATGGTCTGCAATGGCTTATCCGACCCGTCGAGCAGATCGAGAATGCTGTAGATGCCGGAGTTGACCTGAGCGAACGTGGCGTTCAACGTTCCTACGATACAGCAGAAGAGAGCTCGTCCTCAAAGATCTTCGTAACTTCAGGCAGGGAATCCTCAAAAGGCTTTCCGAGATATTGGAGGCCCTTATACGTAACCACGTAAGGAGCGGTTGGCCGTCCCCACGCGGAGTGTCGAGTGAAGGTACCGCCGAATTCGTGGATCGGAGCGTATGGAAGATTCGAGCCGACGAGGCCTTCGTTTCCCTCCACGGAGGCCGTGATGCTTCGACGAAGTGTTCCCGTCTTGTATGGAACGCGGCCGGACTGAAGCGAAGCTGTGCGGATGTGCTGAACCGATTTGAAAAGGCTTCGACCGATTGCCTCATCGAATGCCTGCGGGAGACGATCCATTTCCCCGACGAGCACTTCAAGCCCCTCGGGAACGATCTCAATTCGAACATCAGGCATACTTCCTGCGGAGAATGCAGGCGGTACGCGTCCCTATCTCATCATTGCGGTTGTCCTTCCAGACGGAATGCACCATGAAGGTCGCGTTGTATTCGTCCATTACCTTATCCCCTTCCAGAATGTCCAGGTGCTCATCGCTTTCGAGGTCGTAGATGTCCTGAGCATTCGCCTGATCGATCAATGCGGCCTTATCGAACTGCGTCTTGCCGATGTAAACCGAGACGCCGTTCAGCGTGGGGGTGCCGGAGTACGACTCCTTGCCGCCTGCTTCAACGAGCCGATAAGTGCTGATGCGTGCATTGCCGCCGATCATATTGCCTTGACGAAGACCTTCTTGTGTTGATTGATGATTCTTTCGAACTCTTCGCCCTGCAGCTCATCGCGGAACGTGACGGTCTTTCCTTGGATCGTGTACGACTTCACACCGATGCTCTGCCGCTGGTTGTAAAGGCCGGCGAGGAGCAGGAGATTTGCCATCTTGAGATTTTCCGGCATCGTTTCGCCTTGCCCTGCGTATGCACCGCCTACCGCGTTCTGCTCGTACGTGACGTATCCAGCGACGTACGTGATCTTTGATTGCTCGTAGCCCGTGCCGCCGCCTACGACGCCATCCAGCATCAACTTGTTTCTCTCAAAGAGATACGCTTCAGTTTGGCTGTAGAGCGTATTCGCCCGTCCCTCCTTGATCGATGTGACGGAGAGGATCGGGAAGTCTTTCGTAAAGATCGTATCGACGCCGCCATCGAAGCGTTCATCGACAACCGTGTGCTTCGCCAGCGTATTGACGTTCAGTACGTCATCGAGGAGCTTCGCGGACTGCACGTTCAGGAGATCGAGCAGCGTATCCTTCGAGGTATCCGTGCCGAGGTTGAGAAACGGCTTGATATGGGCCGCTTTGTCGAGATAGACGTACACGACCCCAGAGTAGCACTACTTTCGAGTCAGGTACACGAACGTCACGTGCTGATCATCAACGATGGGCGTGATGACGTATCTGCTGTTCACCACGAGCATGACCTTCGTTTTGTCGACGGCTGCCATCTTCCCGATCATGTCTTTCGGAATCAGGACTTCGTAACCGTCCGCATCATGCTCGATGCAGTACACGTCGCACCGATCGGCCCACATTGCGATTGCCTCTTCGATCGCAACGTCCCCAGATACAAATGCATTCGCCAGTCGATACCGCTCTGTGCCGTTCTTGTAGTGCAGAAGCACACCAAGCGTGAACTCTGATTCTCCATCCTGCCCGAAGTACATGTAGCACTTCACGTCCGGCTTGTCTTCAAGCCAGTGATCGACGTCATCCATTCCCCGCTGCTGATAATGCTCGCGAATCTTCTTCAATTCTTCGAGGTAGAGCGTGACGAGCTCCTGATTGTCGAGCGTCACTTCAAGCCATTGGTTTTTCAAATACTCCGGCATGCCTATCGGACAATAGCGTAAATCTGATCGTAGAGCAGCATCGGCCCGGGTGGGCCTTGACCGTTGTCTGTAAGCGAAGTGAGCCCTACTTCCCATCCTGCCAGGAAGTCAGCCGCAGACCATGAGCCCGCGAACGTAACGACGTAAAGCACGTAATCACTGCCGTCAGTCCCTCCCCCAAGCGTGACGAAGGGCTCTGTTACGCCATTCACCTTTACATCGATCCTTCCCGGAAACGTGAACTGTTGTTGACGCTTTTGCCATACGTAGACCGTGATCGTGGTCGCATCCATCCCTGGATCTTCCATTGGCCACGCCTCGCGTTCGCTGTCATCATCCTTTGATGCAATGACGGGGTCATTGTCCCGGGCCAGAAGCTTCGTGTAGTCGTATACGCTCCAGACACCCGGGCCGTTCCCAGTTGGCCGACAAAGCACGCCCGAAGTTCCGGCACCCGAACCTAATAGCGATAGCAGCGTCATGCGAGCGGAGGGTTATATGCTTTCCAGAGATCGATATCGTCGTCGCTTGGAATTCCGTCACAAATGACGACATTCGAAAGCTGTCCGTTCATCGGGCTCGAGAACCCTGTGCGAATACCGAAGAATAATGGGGAGCTCGCGTCTCCGGTTGTGAGGCCGCTAATCGTTGCTGTCGCGATCGCTCCATCATCTATTTGAATTGAGCAGGCGTTTGGCCCTTGGGCCACTTTCACGATGATGCGATGCCAATCCGTATCAGCGATCGAAGTCGAAGACGTGAGAATAAGTCCCGTTGAGCCGCCGCTGAGCCCGAGACGAAGCTCGATCGTATTCGTCGTCGCATTTCGAAAGAGCCAAAAGCCCTTGTTGCTTGAAGTCGCATTGGCATTATCGATCATCATTTCGCTGGCCGCTGCCGACGCACCATCGAATTTGCACCACAGGAGAAATGCCCCTGCACCTCCAACGTGGAAATTGTTGAAGAACCCGCCTGAGTTGTTTGCGAAAAGGACTCTTTGGCCAGTTGCGAGCGTAAAATGCAGCGACCCGTTGCGGGTTGCGTCGCTGCGAAGGAAAGGGCGGAGATTCTCAATGATCGAATTGATGTCCAGGCCGCTCACTGGATCGACGACAGCAAAGACTTGATCATCCGGTGCAGCCGGTCGTATGGTCCTCGCACCGTTCGACCACATCCCGGAAAAACTATGCGTCTGTAGCCAGAAGATGGCTTGAGGAATCGAAGCGGGCGTCCAAATGCCCGAGTTTCCCGCACCGAGAAGGGTCAGAAGTGACATGCGGAATCACGATAGCACGCCCTAAGCCAACAACAAATTTGTGACGAGTCCCGTGCCTGGAGCAGTGTTCCCACTAACGCCGGTCGTAGCGGCGATCTTCAAAGCGTTTGTGAACTTGATTCCGTTTGCGAACTCGATGTTTGCCGCTGCGAGTGCCGGGAGAAGGATTGTGAGCGTGGGAACCGTCGTTCCAACCGTCACCGAGCCTGCGACGTCATAGAAATGCAGATAGATCGGTGCGTCGTTCGGATTTCCGATGTAGTAGCCGCCGAGATTGCACGGTCCAGCAGATGCCGTGACAACGGATGCGAGAACGGCCGGATCGCGGAAGGGTGTCAGCTTGTTCATTTCTTCTTGGAGGCAGCTTTCTTCTTCCCGTTCGGACGGCGTTCCTTCGTGCCGTCAGCGTTCTCGATTTCGATGTATTCGACGCCTTCAACCTCCCAAAACCGGTCAGCAAGAAGGACGGCACGCATGTACGCATCCACCTCGATCGTGTCTCCGGCCTTCACTTCGACCTTCTCGCCCATGCGAGCTGTACGGACCATCGTAGGGGCTGGGCCGTGATACGTAGCTTTCGTGAGGATTTCAGTCATAGAGAGGGGGTAGTGACTTCAGCGGATGCCCCAGAGGGGCACCCAAGAAATGACTAGACCGTGATGTTGAATCCGAGAGCGGAACAACCTGTTTCGGACGTCTGGAAGTCCATGCGGACGTGAGCCGTGATGACGAACTGGTCAACGCGTGGCAAGTACTCAAGATTCAGCTTGAGACGACGCTTGAATCCGACATAGAGGCCCGGCGTGTACACGCAGAGCATGCGACCCAGCGTGTTGTTCGCAGGCGTATCGAACGACTGCTTTCCGTCTGCCTCGGCAAGACCGAAGTCACCGTTGACGATGACCGGTGAGCCGTAGATCGACTTCAGAACGCCGTCCTGAATCGTCGCAGCCCCACCGAACTTCTCAACCGTCTCGACCTGAGCCAAGTTGAGCATCTTGTAGTAGGTTTCGAGGTTCATGATCCATGCGAGCTTGCTTGGATCGGCACCCTTCTTACCGAGAAGGCTTCTGAGCTTGATGAAGTCTCCTGAATCGAGCGTACCAGCGTTGTTCGTCTTGGAATCTGTGAACGCCTTTTTGATGAGACCGTCGAAGGCGAGGTAGTACGTACCTGCCGTCGGAGCTTCATCGTCCGAGTTGACGTTGCCCGTCGCACCAGTGGCCGTATCGCCATTGATGAGAGCTTTATCGACGAGCTCACCGTAGGCTTTACCGATCTTCTGTTCGACGTAGGAGCGGATGCCACCTGCGATCTTTGCATCGTCATCGAGTTCGCCGGAGATGTAGACTGATGCGGAGAACTTCTTCGCAGAGAAGGTCATGAGACCTGTTCCGGCCTTGCTCTTCGTGACGTCGGTTCCCGGAACGTTCGTGTTTTCGGGCGTAACGTAGAACGTCGGATCGGCACCTTCGACAGGCATCGTGTATGGATTCGATGGCATGTCGATGATGTTCGATGATGGAATCGAACTGAGCAGGTTCGAGTTCACACGAGCAATTTCGATGACATTACTTGCCATCTCCGTCGGGACGAATTCATCACCGAACGTGGCCTGCGTGGAATGCATCGCCTCATTCGCCTTGGTTTCGATACCAAGTGCGTCGGCGATCTTGAGGATGTCCGCTTGGACATCGCGTTTAGCTGTTTTCAGATGAGAGGGGGGAAATACCGGATAGAGATCACTCGTCGTCGCCCATGGTCACGAGGTGACCAGATTTGGCCGACTTGAGTGCGGATACGAAGCCTTTGTCCTTATCAACTTCCTGTTTCTTGTCGTCCGCTTCATCTTTTGCGGACTTGTGTTGGAAGGACTGCATCGTCTTGCCCTTGTAGACGGGCGTGTTCTTCATTGTCTCCTTAAGATCGGAGATCGTCTTCTTGAGCGAGACGACTTCTTCGGCCATCTTCTGCAGAACAGGGATGACCAAGGCGATCGGGTCTTGTTCGGACTCGACCTTTTGCTTCTCCTCTTTCGTAACCGTTTTTTCATCAAGCTCAGTGAGGAGCGTCTTGAGCTTGGTGATTTGTGTCTTCTTTTCTGCGGACACGATCAGCTTCTGCTCGTCCTCGTTGCTGCCCTTGGACTCGTCCTCTTCGGACTCGTCTTCTGTCGACGAACTTTCATCGTCGCTTTCAGCAGTCTCTTCAGACTCAGTAGAAGATTCAGTTTCAGCTTCGGTTGATTCGCCTTCATCCTTTCTTTCAGAACTTTCTTCAATGCTTTCGTCCTTTGCATCCTCAGTCGCCTCGCCTCCTTCAAGCTTCTCGACGTCTTCGCTCTTGAACTGCATTTTGTCGATGCAGCCTTTGCAAACGAATTTCTCGCCGATTTTACCGACGGCATTTTTCTTGTCTGCCTCTTGGCAGTAGTCGCAGGAGTGCTGCATAACGGGGGAGGGATGGGATGAAAAGTAGTTCTGGATGCTCTTTTCGACCGAGAAGAGTGCCTTGCGATTGGCCGGGGTCGAGACGAGAGAGACTTCAAGCAAATCCAGTTCCTTGATCACTCTAGCTTCGATGAACAATTCCTGTCCAGTTTCCACATCTCGCTTGCCCGTCGCACGCACTTCGTAATCGACGTGTGTCGGAATAAATCCGATCGAGAGCGTCTTCACCTCGCCGGCGAGTGCCTGCTGTGCCGACAGTTCGTCGGTTACAAGAGCAGAAATGAACAATCCCTTCTCCGAGATGATCGGGGCATCTTCGCCGTCCATAAGGATCTTTCCGGCGATCTTGTCGGGATTGTGTGAGCGAAGAAGTGCAGGTGCAGAATCTTCTTTCGCAAATTCGTCAAGCGATTTTTGAAATGCTGACGGCAAGACAATATCAAAATGACGATCGAGATCAGGTGTTGATGCGAAGCCCTTGATCTTCACGCCTTCATCGAGGCGTTGCACGTCTTTCGTTTCGAACTGGAAGTATTGGACCTTCACAGTCGCACGATACGCCAGCTACATATCTTTCGCAATTACTGCTTTTTGGCTTCGTCCTTCGGCTGCTCTTTCGGCTCCGGTTTAGGTGGTCGTTCCTTCGGAGTTCGGGCCTGCCGTAGATTTGAGACTGACAGCGTGATTAGGCCGCTTAAGAAGAGGCCGATAAACCACTTGTTTTGATCGTATACGCGATCAACTGCCTCTTTTGACTGGGCGATGTGACGCTCGTACACGTCTTTGAGTGCTGCAATGTCTCGACGCATAAGCGGCACCGATAGAGCCTTTTCGACATTTTCCCCGAGTGACTCATCAATCACCGTCATACGTTTCGCTAGTTGCTCATAGCGATCTCGTGCTTCTTGCACGCTCGCTTGCAATACGCTCGCTTCGGATGGTGGCAAATCCTTCAATCGCTGTACATCTGCAACTGTTTGAGCAAGCGTCTTATCCAAGGCTTGCACTTCGGATTCCAGCCGCTGGGTGACCTTTAATAGCTGAGCGTCAATAGACTCAGTACTCGGCCGTCGCAGGGGGAAAATACCAACCAAGAACGATACAAACGCACCCAAAGAAGTGGCGAGGACGGCGGCCGTCAGCACGTTGGCTACCCGCCTCCTGTATTGGAGTCGTTCGTGATACGGAGCCAGTCCTTCCAATTCATCGAGTTGCACTCTTTCGCGTCGGTAAAATTCACGCATTTCACGTTCAAGTTCGTTCGGATCGTAGCTCATCAGTCGTTCCTACTTGAATCTGTAAACCGTTGCACACCTGCAACGTGGATTGCCGCCACGCGGAGCACTGTCATCACCGGACGGAAACTGCTCATTCAGCAAAAGCCAGCCTTTCGCTTGGTTTTGCCTGCACTTCTCAGTCACTTTATCGTCACCGACTGTCTGCCAGGCCTTTTCCGCCTGCTGACCTGTTCGCTGCTGATACTCTCTAACGGGCTGCAAGTTACCAAATTCATAGGCATTCGCAATCTCCCTGATGGCAATCAATTCGGCACGTGCCGGACTGAACACCCCGGCCGTGCCAAGTTCCCGAATCCGCTTCGCCATCTCGGTATACGTGAGACCGTCAGCCGCACCCTCGCGGACGACTTCGATGATCCGTCGCCGCGTGGTGAGATTGATCGAGCCCTGCCGCTGGCTCAGATGCAGGTCTTCGAGTGCTTCGAGATACCGGACGGCCCCCTGATTCGTGAGATTGAAAGAGATTCCCGCCGATCCGAGGCCGTATTGCCTGATCGAGGTCTTCGCACCCTTGAGCATGACGATGCTCGCAAACGCCATCATGCGAGACACCAGGCGTTCGCTTTCTGGCAGATTATCCAGCAGCAGGTTCAGCTCCTGCCCGAGGTCTTTCGTCATGCGGACGCCCTTCTGACGGAAGAACGTGAGCTTGGCGAGCCCGTCGATCACGTAGCGTTGCTGCTTTTCCAATATCAACGCGATTTGTGACGCGAGGCGTGCTTCCTGCCGAGCCAGGTATTTGCCGTTCGGACG